TGGTCAAAGCCCCACCTTTAGCGGTGTAGTTTGTTCCTGATGCCTCTTGGCTAGTGGAATAAGCTGTGGTAGCAGCACTCATAGTAGCTGAACTGGTATACAGGGCTAACATGAAGGTATCGCCTCCAGAAAGTAAAAAATCGTGCTTCGCTTCTAAAAGTTCTTTTTTAAAAGAGGTACACATTGCCTGAGTTATAGCCATTATAGTCTCCTAATAATTTCCGCAAGGTCTTTATTCCCTTGCGCCTCTAATTGATTACCTATTGTACACATGTGGTTTTTAATTGCCTCTTGCATATAATAAGTAATTACCGTACGACACGTTTTTTTAAAAGCATGGGCTTGCGCTCTAATTGGATCCGGCGCTGTGTCGCTCACCGAAACCAGTTTATTAGTAGCCATTTCAGCAACTTCTTCTACTGTATGGCCTCTACCATGTGTTGTCTTTACCCCAAGGTTTCCTATAGAGATTGTAAACGAATCAGTTTCCATCAATATTTCTCAGGCTCTACTGGTTCTAAGTTTATATCTTCTCTTCCTATTATACCCACAGGTTTATTATTTTTTTCAATTTGTATGTCCGATAGATTGCAAACCTTTATACCCGCTCCGTTTTGATAAGTAATCTTTGGATCATTTAATCTATGATAACCGTATAATTTATCTTTAATGTCAATATCAGTATCCAATAAAGAAGACCTAGGAGCTATAGAAACATCTATTTCAGCCCCTATACACTTAGAAAGCCAAAATTCTACACAAGCTCTACCGGATTCTGCAAAGTGCATGTTTGTTTTATATGTAAAATCTACCCCAAATATAGAAATACTGCTTACTTTTGACCACAAAGCATAAGCAACGGCATAAGCAATCGTGTTATTGAAATAAGAACACCCCAAGTCTTTTACAACAGCTTCCAAAGGATATTCTTGAACTGCAGGAACTCTATTATCCAGTTCACAAGAGTAGATGGGATAATCTACACGAGGCAGCGTTCTCCTCATCATTTCAGTCATAGGTCCAGCATCTTCCGTATCTAAAAAACGAGTCATAGGGTCTAATATAAAAGCTCTGTCTACATTAGGCAAAACACCGATCATTGCATTAATGGCCCATACTTCATCAAAGAAAGCACTATGTACCTGGGAGAGATGAAAGTCTATTTGACTCTGCCCCATGGCTACAACAGCAACCGACTTTCCTTCTAGTTCTTTAATCATTGTGGTTGTGGTCTCAGTTTGTCATAACGGTATTGATCTCTGGTTCCAAGGGCTTCGTTAAAGTTTTTAAGTTTCATCAACGCTTCTTGGAAACGAGTTTCATAGTATTGGAGTTCGTTTGGATCGCCCTTCATAAATACAGAGGCTTCAACCAAAGCCCCATAAAAGAGAGCATCTTCAGCATTCGTTGAAAGCCAAGTTGTTCCACTGTCCCCTGCAGCAGTCAATGAAGCAGGTCGATAAACATAGTGGAGCTCAAAAGTTAAATTTGCATTAGGTGCTGGTGCCAACATAAACGTGTCTTCGTCAAACGAAGCATAATATTTAGGAACACCTGTTGTCGCCGAAGCAGGAGTATAGTCTCTAACCCAAGTAACTTGTTTTAAATTCAAATAGATATAGTTACTGTCTGAATCAATTACTGCTAAACTTAAGGGGTCAAGATAATCAGACGGTTTCCCTAAGTAAGAATTACCAGAACTTGCTGTTCCTGTGACATTCTTACGAAACTCGTCTAATTGAACTGTTTTTAATATCTTTTCTTCTGACAATTTAATGAAAGTGTCTAACGTACTCACAAACGTAGATTCATCATTATCCGTGTAGTTTTGTATTGCTGTTTTTAAACCTGAATATGTAAAGCTCATGTTGTCACCGTTATTGTTCCTAGACTTGCCGTAGCCTCAAGTCCTGTAAAGTATGTTCCTATTGTATCTGCCGTCGTGTCTGTCATGGGGGATGCAGCACCAGCAGTTACAACACCTAATTGGGCCTGAGGTAATGGTACCTCAGGTCTAGGTTGATATAAAGTTTCAGGATCTTGTGTGTGTTTAGCTGGAGTGTCTTGAGGTTGTCTAGGTTCATAACATTCAGGACAAACCTTTAGGTTGTTCCACTCAACCATCATAGAAAGATAAGGGTACGACCAACCGCAACGATCACATACCGCTAGTGAATGTGTGCCTTTTGCATAAGCCATTAATAGGTTGCCTTAGGCACCAGATGAAGACTTGCTCTTCCTCTATCTTCGTCTTGAGCTCTTCTTAGGTCTTGTTCATATATTTGAGACAACATAGGAACTCGTTCTGGGTTCTTTTTAAGAGCCATATAATAAGCTAGACCAGAAACCATTGGCGGTATAAACCGACTAGGTACTTCTTGGTCTTGGGCAGAAGCAGTTACATCGTCTATACGCTGAATCCTGTAGGATAAAAAAATATCAGTAGAATTGTCGGGTGTTGGCCATAAATAAAGCACCGGAGTTGTCTGTCTATCGACAAAAAATTCTGTAGGTCTAGCTTCCGTTGTTTTATTAGGAATATTCAAATATTCCATACGCCCTACCCTATTAACCTGATAGTCCGTTTGAGTTCCACTTACTGTTCTTCGTATAACGGCCTCAATTACATCAATATCATAAGAATTAAGCGTATAACTTGCCGTGCTCTCTGTTAGCGTTAAACTAACTTGAGCAATCGTCCAAATATTAATGCCTCGGTTCGACCAATCTGCAAACATAATGTTTAAAGATCGTCTAGCCGTTGCTGCATCATAACCTGTCCGAGCCTCTAGCCCAGCAAGTTCGTACGCTTCTTCTATTACTTCACCCGTGTCTAAAGCGAATGTTTTAGTACCCGAAGTAGCCATTATTAACAGTGATATGCAACGAAAAAGTCACAATTAGCTAATACGACATAGGCTCCTGTAGAAAACTTAACTCCATTATTGGGTAGGTAATGATCAAATGCTTCATTTGCCGCACTACCAAATTTAAATTCCATTAGAAGTTTAGTGCTACTAGCGCTTGTACCATCGTATACTTTTATAGTAGCATCTGCAGCACTTGCTTGAGCTTGAACAGATTGGATCCTTATAGGCCCCAAATTTGTTGCTGTCCCTGCTCCACTACCGATAGTTCCTTGTAACTGTCCAGTAGCTGTCAAAGGCACCGATGCTTTTACATCTGATGAACTCATACGGTTCTCCTATTAAGCGTCAGCAAACGGTGTTACTAAAGTCCCTGAACCAAGTATAATTCCTTCTATTGAATACTTCGCAGAAGCTATTGCAGTACATCTTACGATGCTTCCTGCAAGTCCTCCTTTGGTAGTTCCGTTCATAGTTATAACATCATTGCTTGCGCCAGAAATAAAGGTTTTGCCTGTTGCGTCAGTTACTCCTGTATAAGTACCACCAACAAACTTGTCTGTGCCATCCGTTAAGACGTCCATATCTGTAGCTGCTGTAACAACAACAAACATGAATTGAGCCCCTAAATTATTAGTTTGATTTGGGTCGGTGTCTTCACCTGGAGCCGTTGTAACTATAGAAGGTAATGTAAATTTACCGTCTGCGTCATTACAAAGAAGTATTTTTCCTGCGTGTGCTGCTACTGTTATTGAGGTATCAGCAGTAAGACTCACAACAGCAGCGTTCCCTGCGGAAATAAAACCAGCTAGTGATCTAACTGGACCTGAAAAGGTTGATTTTGCCATAATTTTTTCTCCCGAAAAAAATAAGTCCTACCGTCTTGGCATTGTCTGCTAGGTCAGTCTGTAGGACAATTTATCCCTAGATAAAGTTGATGTGGGTTGAGTAGGAAACCCCCACATCACAGGTTCCATAAGTTCACTTGCGTTATTACTCTTTATGCGCCCGGAGAACCGAAGATACCACGCCAGTCAGACCAGCCGAAGCTGTATCTTTCTCTTGCTTTGTATCGTACATTTCCAGTTTCAAAATCGCCTTCCATGTTAGTGGAAACGGCGGTTCTGACGAAATGCTTCAGTCCATTAGGAATATCTGTTTTAATAAACCACGCATCGGTGTCTGTCAAATAATGATTCACAGCATAGCCGTCAGGGATCATTCCCATATTTCTAATTGCATTGATGTCATTATCTGAAGTTGCGACCCGACCTGGAGTATTTAACAGCCGATCTGCAATA